ACGTTTCCATGATTTCTTTTATTTTCAATTCATCTCCAGCTTTTACATTGAAACATAATTCATCGTGAATTTGTAATATAGGAAGATAGCCTTGTTCATAACAAGATACGATTGCTTGTTTAGTTTGGTCGGCTGCTGATCCTTGTATCAATCTATTTAATGCTTTATATGTAAAGGCACGTTTAATTCCGTCTTTACCATATTTAGCAACAGCGTTTTCAAATGTTTCAGCAGTATGTATTCCAAAGTCTCTAGTTTCCCACATATCAAATCTACATTTTCTACCTTTCTTAGTACGAATAACGCCCTCATCGTTTGCTTTTTTCATACATCTATCAGATAATTGTTTTACAAATGGAACTTTACGATTATATTTTGATATTAATATTTCTGCTTCTTCTTTGGATAGTCCTAAAGAGTTGGCCAGTTTATTTTTTCCCATACCATACATTAATCCAAGTCCAATAGTTTTAGCTTGAGATCTTTCAATACCAACTAATTCTGCGATTGTTTGGTGAAAGTCTGCCGAAGCATTTTCATAGGCTCTAACTAGTTCTTGTGAACCCTCATAACCCTCGCCAATGGAAGCTGCATAGTGAACAACCATTCTAGGTTCTTGTTGTGAGTAATCAAATGAACCCCACTTATGATCTTCTTCTGGTAAGAATAACCCTCTAATCTTTTTAGCAAATTCTTTATTACGTGCAGGAAGTTGTTGTAGATTTGGGTTAGACATAGAAATACGACCAGATACTGTTCCACCTTGATCTGATCTTAATTGATTAATCTCTGCATGAACTCTTCCTTTATGTTCATACTTTAAAATATTTGCAAGAAAAGTATTATGAAATTTATTAATTTCTCTTGCTTGTACAATTAGTTGTGAGATTTGATGTTTAGAATTATGCAACCAGTTTTGTGTAAAAGATGGTGCACCTGTATTTTCAGTTCTAGGATATTCAATCTTTAACTTATCAAAAGCTTCTCCTATTTGTCTTGCCGCCCAGATATCTACATCTTTACCAACAAGCTTATTAATTTTATGCAGTATTACTTTTTCCTGCGCCGCAAACTCTACAGTTAATCTACTTGCTTTATCAACATCAACTCTAACACCTCTTTGACGCATCTTAATTAATATTGGAAGTATTTTAGATTCTAATTCCCATATCGTAGTTAGATTCTGAGTTACGATTTCATGTTTAAATCGTTGCCATAATAGGTACGTGAGCCGTGCATCTTGTTCCGCGTAGAAACCAACATGCTCTGCTGGTAATTTCCACATCTCAGACTTAGAATCAATACCATGATCTTTAGCCGCTTCATTTAAATCAGTTTCAGCTTTAATCTCGCCCAAGTAATCTTTAGATATATTATTTAATGAATAAGACCATCTATTCTCATCTATAAGAGCGGCCGCTATCATGGTATCAATAATAACGCCATTAACAGTCATACCCATAGCTTGTAGCCAACCTAAATCGTACTGAGCATTATGAAATATTTTTTTATTAGGTAATGCACAAACACTCTTAATATATTTAAGAACTTGTTCAGGAACCATGTTACCACCACCAAAATGATTGAATGGATAATAACCCTGCCATCCATCTACGGCTACTGCAAAACCAATTACTTCTCCGTTATTAGTTGCCCAACCAGCACCTAGTCCTTTAGTAATTCCCTCGTCTCTTGTTTCTAAGTCAATTGCAATTTCTGGGTATGAAGATAAATCTTTATATTCACTTGGACACGACCAAATGCTTTTCTTAAACGTCATTGATAGTTGTAGGCTAGTCATTGTAGTCCCTTTCTATAATCATTTCGATATATTGTATTGCTTTAAGCAAATCTTGTTTCTTTCCTTTATCTTGGTGCCGACATATATACTTTATTATATTACCCTCTGCAAACAATATTTTGTTTTTATTAATGAACTGAGATGGTTGTATGGCATACTTTTTATAATGTGCCCCACCAACTTGTTTATAAAATGCTTTATTACTCATTGCGTTCTTTCATATCTTCATACAATTTTTCTATAATATCTTCTGGTGTTCCACCAAATGTATGTATACCTTTATTTAAATTATAAACTATAAAGTATTGGTTCTCTCCATGTTCTTCTTTATCTATTGTTTTTATCTTGATCATTTTTTCTCCTGTAAGTAAACTAAATAGTCTTTACCAACAGGATAGTTATATTGATTATCACTTGAAAGCAAATGTAATGTCTTCTTTGCTCTAGTGAACCCTGTGTAATAAACTTTTAGTTCGTCTATTTTGTCTTGTTTATTCTTTCTATTAAAATCAGAGGCGTAATCGTTTTTAGCTGATACAATTACATGATCAGCTTCTCCACCTTTAACAGAATGAATAGTATCTATAATGATTTGGGGTCGTTTGTCTAATTGTTCTTGCCCATATCGCTTCAATAATCTTATAAAGTAAATCTTTTGTTTAGAACTAAAGTTTCTTCTTAATACCCACCACCATTCTTTTGTTTGGCTTTCATCATCTAATGATAAACCACACCATTCTTTTAATTGTTTGAAATCATATGTAGTAAAATCTGGCTGATCTATCCAAAACTTTTCATCTCTATAATTAGAGTTATCAATCTCTCTTATAAATCTATACATGTTTTCTGCATTTTTTTTATCAATAGATTTACCTTTTGATATTGTAGTCCAAGCTTTAATTGCATTCCATTGTTTTTGATCAAATGATTTAGTTTCTTTACTGTCTTCAAAGTATAATCCTGCAGCTTTAGCACCCATTCTTAATTCATTAACAACTTTAGTAACTCTACCTAAGATATACCAAGTACCATCTAATTCATTAAATGGTATCTCCATAAAACTCATATAGCGTTTTACATAACCGTGTTCTTTATTAATTGTTTCAAAGTCTTTCTCTACGCTATCTAATATTCCTCTACGAACTATTTGAGAGAAATCATATATAGCTTGATTAAATCTTCTTGTTTTATGTAATACGACTTTTCGGCCTGGAAAATATGTAGTAAAATACTTTGGGTCTGATCCATTCCATTTATATATAGCTTGGTCATCATCTCCTGCTAGATAAACACGTTTAACATTATCTACAATCTTATAAATAACTGACCACTGTAATGGTGTAAAATCTTGAGCTTCATCTAAAATTAAAATATCTAATGGTGGGAAAGTTATTTCATTGATAGCTCGTTCAATCATATCTGTGAAATCAATTAAAGGTCTTTCTCTTCCATTAAGTTTATAATGCTCATACGTAGATATCTTTCTTTGAAACACATCTATGTTATCTCTCTTATAAGATTCCATTTTATAAACAGATACTGGATCTTTCATCATGTTTCTTGATTTATCATATATACCTAATGACCAATCTTTATAAACAAAGTTATCATCTTCTAATCTATTATCGGAATGCTTTATAAACTTTTCTTCTAGTGCAAAATCAATTAAACAATTTTTAATATCAAATATTTCTTCTTCAAAATAGTTTCTACAATATTTGTGCAATGTTTTAAATCTAGAAAAATCCTTTTCTGTATATTCTGGAAATGTAGCAAGAGTTCTATCTTTTGCGGTATCCACTGCTTTATTTGTAAAAGATATAAAAGCAATATTATTAGGATTAACTCCCCTTTTAATATGTCCCTTTAATACTTTTTCAATTAAAGTATATGTCTTTCCAGTTCCAGGCGGCCCAAATATTTTAACTGTCTTTTTGTATATTTGTTTTAACTTCTGGATTTCTAAATTTTCCTGTGTGGTAGTCATCGTCCATTTCACTTACATTGTTAATTTTTCCGTTGCTCTTCTTTATTGATTGGTGATTAATAAACTTTGGCATAAGAGTATTCCAAACATTCTTAACACCCTTATGATATTCTAGCCTAGTACAATTTAATAAACGTAATGCATCTACTGTAGAATTAAATACTTTACTCTTCTTATCTTTAAGCCACTTGTCTATTGTTGCTCTAGTAAAATAACAAATGTTTGTTTTAGAATCTAATACGATATAACCGTCTTTTAATTTATCAAAATCATCTTGTTCTATTTTATCTTCAAAGAAATCTTTTAATGTTTGATATCTTTCATCTTCAACAATATCATTATAATTAAAATGTTCATTCTCTACAAATCTTTTCATTAATGCTGATAGCATTACTTCATATGGATTTGGATTAGCTTTAGACTTTGGTAATGTTTTCCAAAAGATACCATGTCTCATTAATTTTAATCTCCAGGCTTTCTCATCAATCATATTTTCTGGTTGCATTACAATATGTTGATTGTCATAATCAAATTCATAGTATGTTGTTTTTAAATCAAACGACTTCATAGGGTTTTTAAATTCATCTATGATCTGAGGTATTTCAGCTTGTATACCTAATGATCTAGTCATACATAGTTCTTTATTACATATAGGAGCTAGTTCTGGATGTTTACTTGGGCATAAATAAAAGTATCCACCTTTTTTAACAGACTTTGCTGTATTCTCTACTTCTCTATCTTCTAATGGTGTAGTAAATATTTCTCTATTTCTATTCTTACCTATTCTAACTAAATCTTCTAAAGTTA